AATGTTTGTGTGCATCAAAGGCTGCAAATACTAAACCTGATACAACTGGGCGCTCTTTATCGTGAGCGGCTTGAATCAAAATATCAAATGCTTCTGTAGTGAGTTGTTCATCAACATCAATCAACAAAAGCCAATCAGAATCTGTATTGTCAAGAAATGCTTTCACCACACGATTGCGCATCTTTGAAAGTAATCCAGAGCCTTTGATTCTGACAAATGGCCCTAGTCTGTCGCGGCGGTCTTGGCAGAGTTGAAACATCCGATATGCCCACGCCGCGTTGACGGTGCCTGGGTCGCAGGCGCCAATTGAAACTTTATGTCCTGATTTCACTGAATCCCCCGATTCGTTAGGAAGTGTAGGAGCGAGCAAGTCGGGGGATTCCTGCCCGCCCCTACACAACTATTTAGTTGTTCGTTCTAACTAGAACGATGGTGCAACTAGACCAGTACCGCTGATGATTGAAGCGGCCTTTGGATAGCGCTCTGCTGTGAAAGCACCAAAACCATAAACAACAGTCTTGATGGTTAGGCTGCCAGGGGCAGTTGCATCAAAACGGAGTGAGAATGGTGAACCTGGTTGCTCCCAGAGGTGCATTTCGCGAGCATCAACAAGATAGATTTCATCTTGGTTGGTTGCTGCGCCATAGGTTGTACCTACGTTTGCATCTGTGATGATTGGGAGTCCAAGTAGTTGGTATCCACTGTTTGCGTACTGAGCAGCACCTGCGCCAGTTGAAACTGCGTTCTGTGGGCCACCTGCAGTTGGAACAACTACTGGGCGTCCTGCAGTGTCAGTTGCAGCGAGCAAGAATGCTAGACGGCGTGGGTGCATAATCCAGTGAGTTGGTGTTGTGAAAACATTGCTCTGGATTGACTGTAGAGCATCTGCCAACTTTGGATATAGCAATGCAACAGTTGGTGAAGTTGCAGTGAAGGTGATTGCGTTTCCACCTGATGCGCGGATACCCTTGAATTGGCCGTTTGAGCCAGTTCCATTGAGAACCTGTGAATCAAGTGTTGTGTGCCAGGAGCGGATAAGGTCAGCGATAACGAATGTATCAATGCCTGTTCCACGCTCAATTGCTTGGCGGGATAGGTCTTGCTGTCCAGCGATTGTACGTACTGGAACTGAGAGCAAGGTGTCATCAGCATCTGTTTCGGAAACAGAAGTGTTCTGTGTTTCCTGAATTGCTGTTGAAGTACCAGTCGTCATGCGGCTGATTTCAAGTGACATACCAGCAGCAGGAAGAACCATCTTATTGGTTGCGAAATCTGCTGTTGGACGACCTGCACGTGCCAATGGCGCAGCAAGGTCAACGAGGTATTGTGGAACAACAAGTCCAGCGAAGTTGGATGTATCTACATCGCGACGCTCAACTGATTCTTCCTTCATGTGGCGTGTAAGACGCTCTTGTGCGGAATAGTCTCCGCGAACTTGTGCATTGAACGCATCGCGAACAAAGGATGTTCCGTTGTCTGGGCGATATGTGCGCTCTTCACGAACGATTGAAGTTGAAGCCTTTGGAAGAGCATCTGCAACTACAGCGCGTGCTTCTGCTGCCTTTGCATCTGCTGCTGCCTGTGCAGTCAACTTCTCAATCTTTGCGTCGAGTGAACGTGATTCTTCAACGAGGGCATCAACCTTTTCGGTTTCCTCTGCTGTGAGGTCTGTGCGGTTCTCTGCTGCTACTGCATCGAGAATTGCATCCATTTCAGCCTTCACTGCATCACGGCGCTCAACAACTTTGTCAAGGTATGACATAGTTTGAGTTCTCCTTGTGAGTGTTTGTAAGGGTCCGAGGTGGTGGCGTAGATGCTTCACGGCGCTCAACAGAGGGTGTGAGTCTCGCTCCGACTTCGTAATCTGCACAAATGTGCAGAAATCTATTTATTTGCGTTGATAATTGCTTTTGCTAAACGAAGTGAAATTGTGCGTGATGCTTCAACTTCAACTGGAAGAGTTTCGGCTGGAACATCTACTGGTTCAAGTTCAACTTCTGGTTCTTCTACATCTAGCATTGGTTCTAATGTCTTGAGTCCAAGCAAGACTTCAAGCATTGATTTTCCTTCTTCAAGATAATCATAAGATTCAGATACTTTATCAAGAATGGTTTGAACAACCAACATTGATTCACCATCAAGGGCGCGACCTTCACGAAGTGCTTCAAGAGCAGCATTTAATTTTTCGCGGGCTTCA